GCTTCGTCCACATACTTCATGTACTCTTCAGTCAGCGCGTTCCGTTCCGCCTCGGTCAGTTCGTTGTCCTCCATGGCCTTGCCGAACTTCTCCCACCAGCCTTTCAGTTTGTCGCTGTACATCTCACCGATCTTGTTGCTCAGCATCGCCCGCATGAAGTACTCGGATATATCCTCCGCCGCATCCTTGGCACCGTACTTCATGTTCATCAGGTTGTCGATGAAGCTGCTGTACATTCCGTCGAATGAAATACCGGTCAGACCTTCATACAGCTGGTCGGTCAGTTCCTCCAGCTTGCCGGCCTGGTCTATGTAGTCATCCAGTTTTTCGGTCAGTCGCCCGCCGTAACCGCCCTTGCCGGTATTCTGGATTTGCGTCCACATATCCACATTGCTGCGCAGTGCCTTCATCTCCTCCGGGCTCAGGCTCCACAGGTTCCCGTCCCACCGGCGGCCGATCTGTCCGCTCAGTTTGTCTATCTGTGCCTGGCTGAAACCGCCCCAGTAGTAGTTCCACGAGTGGTGGCTTTTGCTGTAGCGTGCCTGTTCCTGCGCTATCTGCAGATAGTTTGCATTCGTCTCTTTCTGGTATTTGTAAGCATCCCGGTAAGCTTCCACCGATTTAGTCCCCTTGCTTGCCTTGATGGTATCGGTCAGGTCCTCAATGGAGGTCTGCAGTTTCTCGTTCCGGTCTGTAAGGCGGTCTATAGCCGCCTGCACTTCCCTGGCGTTTCCGCCGATGCCGAACAGTTTGTTGAAACCTCCGAAAGACACCGTGTTCAGCAATCCCCCGATACCTTTCACAAGGGAACCGCCTATCTGTTTGAACAGGTCTCCGCTGAGGATATTGTCGAGTATTCCGGTTATCGCATTGAAAATGGTGTCTATCAATGATGAGATAATCGGGCCAATACCGTCTTTCAGCAAATCCAGTATGGAGAGAATGGCCGATATGATCTGCCCGATGACTCCGGCACTTGACAGGGTCTCGGACATCTGACTGATGGCATCACCGACCTTGCCTCCGATATTCAGTTTTGACAGACCGGTAAGCATATTCTGGATTCCTTCAAATGCTCCCTGCAAGGTTCCGCTTGCAAAGCCGTGCAATCCGTTGGATACCATGTTCAACCCGTCAACCGTGTCCCGGGAGGCACTTTTCACCTCCCCGGCAAGCGCCTTCATTTCAGAGGTGGCGTTCAGGTATTCTTCATCAGCTGAAGCACTGGACGATTGGGCCGTTTGAAGAGCGATTTTGGTACGTTCTATTTCTGCTTGGTTACCGCTTTCGAGGGCCTTGTTGTAATCGGTCTGCGCCGCTTTTAACCGGGCGAATGTCGCTTCCTGCTGCAGTTCCGCATTTTGCACACGTGTTACGGCATCCCCCAAAGCGTGCATCTGCGTTTGTAACCGGGCAAAATCCAATGTGCCGTTACCACCGGGAAGCATGCTTTGAATACGTTCAATGGCATCGTAGACGACCTGCTGGTCTGCGGCTCCCGTTTTTTTGAACTCATCCGTCTTGACATACTGTTTAAGCTCGCCAAGCAGGTTCTTCATCTGGTCTGCAAGCAGGCCTGTCAAATCCCCGAATGCTGCTCCCCAGTCTATCTTTTGGGTCAGAGCTTCCATATCCACTTTATGCACAGCCGCATCACGCTGTTTCTCCAAAATCAGCCTTTCGCCCTGGGACTGTGCCTTGCGGATTTTCTCGGCATATTCTTCAGCGATGGCCAGTTTCTGTTGCTGGAAGGTCCCGTATTCCTTCAGATAGTCACGCATGGCTTCCGCCTCTTCCCTGTACACGTCCGCCTCCGCTTTTTTCCGGGACGCGGTGTTTGAGGCACGGGCTTTTTCAAGTTCATCCTGTTGCTCCCGGGTAAGTCCGTTATCTCCGGTGGAAAGACCGGCTTCCTTGTTCTCACGCTTCCAGTCGGCTTCCTGCCGGTTTATCTCTTCTTTCCGGGCGTTATAGTCATATTCGATTTGTGCCAGTTTCTTTTCGGTACCGGCTTGCATACGGTCTATCTCTTCCTTCCGGTTCTCGGCCTGCAGGGCGGCAAGATCCTGCGCCAGCCTGCGCTCTGTGGCAAACCGTTGCTTGGCTTCCGCTTCCGGATTCTTCCCGGACTGTTCGGGGTCGGTATGTCCGCCGATATTTCCTTTTTTGGCTGCTTCTGCCGCTTTCTTTACCTCTTCCTCCGCTTTTTTCAGATAACCGTCGCGTTTGTTTTCGGCATTTTTCAACAGTATGTCATAAGCTTCCTGATCATGTTTCTTAATGGCAGCCTGTGCGTCATAGAACTGCCCGGATTCTGCCATGCTTGACTGCATGATATATTGTCCCCATTTCCCGAAAAAACCCATGGCGCTTTCCGCCTCTTCCGGTTTCTGCGCCTTGATTTTATTCACCTCTTCATCGGCTTCTGCAGCTTTTTTTACAAGGTTCTGGACATTGGCCTGGTGCAGCAGAACCTGTACATAGTCCTCGCTCTTTTGGATAAGGGTATCATACCATTCGGAAAGTGTTTTATAATACCCGAAAGATTCCCCGTACTTGCGGTTCAGTTCCTCTACCTTCGCCTTTTCCTGTTCCTTGCTGCCGGTGAAGTTCTTTATTTCATCGATGACCGATTTCAGTTCGAAGCGGGTACGCACCATCTGGGCACGGCCGTCCTTCTCTATCTCGGTCATTTCCTTGAGTGATATGTTGAATTCATCCACGCCTTTTTTGGCACTGAACAGGTTTTTCGTCCAATCCCAGATTTCGTCACCGTACATTACCAGCAGCATGATGCCGGTGGTCATGGCCGTCTGCCAGGAAAAGAGCGAGGACAGGACCTGTTTCCATACCGGTGTGCCTTTCTTGCCTGACTTCTGCAGCTCATCATATTCCTTACGGGCACGGGCCAGTTCGTCCGTAAAAATCGGCAGGTTGTTGGATATGGCCAGAAAGAACATCTGCGGTCCCATGGCCAAAGAAGGCATTTCACGTGCCATCTGCTGGATGCTGTTGTGAAGCCCGTTGAACTGGCGCTGTGCATTGGGCATGTCTGCAGGGGTGACCTGCACGGATTCCGATTCCTCCTGCAGCAGTTTCAGTTTGCCACGCAATTCCTCAAGCTGCTTCTCCAGTGCATGGATCTGCGCGATATTGGCACTCTGGTCCAGATTGGGTGCAGCCGTCTCCCCGGCAAGGCGCAGCCTTTCCAGTTCAGCCTCCAGCAGCCTGACGGTATTACGCAGTTCCAGCGCCTCACGTTCGGCCTTGTTCATGCCGGGCGTGAGTTTGTCCTTCATCAAAAATTCAACTTCTACAGGTTTGCTCATTCCAGTTTGCTTTGAAAAAATCCTACTATATCGTTCGCTTCATCCTCGGCGCTGTGTTCCGGTCTGGGAGCACCGTTTCCGCCGCCTTGCTTTTTCCGCACATACCGCGGCGCGTCGCTCAACATCAGTATCAGCGTCTGGTAGTTCACACCGTCCAGAATGTAGTCCACACTCCAGCCCGTTGCACTCGCTATCTGCCACACGAAGCCGAAAGGGCTATGGGAACCTTCATACCGGGTTCTTAACTCCCCTTCCTTGCCTGGCTCAGTCTCGGAGTCATCGGGTTCGCCCGCGCTGCCGAGCTGATAATACGCATAAAATCCTTCGTGCCCATCAGACGCTCGAATGTCCGGAACATGGCCGTCAGATAACGCCACTCCACAAAGTTCCGCAGTACCCACGCCGTCACCCCGACGCCCACGTGCCGCGACACGTAGCCCCGGCATACCGTATAGGCCAGCAGACGGCTCACAGCCTTACCATGTTCCGCTACAAAGGCCAGTTCCTCGGTCTTGTCCTTCGGTTGCCAGTCGGGTTTGATACCCATCTTCAGATATTCCCTGGCCAACAATATCTGACCCCGCAGTCTCGGACGCTTCATCGTCACACGTACCTCCACCGGGCGTTTCAGCCACGGAAACTTCCACCTTTTAAGAGGAACGGACACGCCACTGTCAAGCAGCGCGTCCGCACACTCCATCTCTATCAGTTGTTCCAAACGGTCAGCCATACGTTAGCCCTCCTCGCTTTGGGGCGATGCTGCAGCCGCGGCTTCCGCCGGCGGCAGCTTGTACTGCCCCCACTCGTCCGGTATTGCTTCCGTATCGAACACGCCGTAAGGCTGCGAACCGTCCTCCGGCATCGCCACTTCGAGCGTAACCTCTATCTTGGAGGTTTCTGTAAGGGTCAGCTTGCCTGCAGGATTGGAAAGCAGCGTGGCGTTGGGAATCAGTACGCTCTGTCCGGACACGAGGGAGAGTTCCCATGGTCCCTGCATGACAAGCACCTCCGACGGGGCTGTCCAGCCGATCGGAGTTTTCTTTTCCGAATCTTCTTTCTTATAATGCAGGCTGCCGCCAAGCAGTTTGTGCAGGTTCGAATAGTTCATTTGGATAACGTTAAATGTCGGGGCGATGCCGCCGTTACTCTGTGGGATGACCAGCACCGGAGCACCCTGCACCTGTTCGGCCTCGATCTTCGCGGCCTCGGGTTTCTTGCCGCCCAGGTCAAACGAGTTTTTTTCAATATACCCGATCGTAAAATCCTTATACTTTACGGCTCCTATGCCGTACATGAAATTATTGTTCATCTTTTTTTCAGTTTCATTGTTAATAACATACCGACAAGCAAGCCGGCAACCATTCCCCAAGTAAACACCCGCACCGGGTTCGGAGGACGTTTTTCCTCCGTTTGAACGTCATTTGAAATTTCGTTCTTGGTCTCGCTACGGATACGCGCCAGCTCTTCTTCATACCATAGCACCAGCTGCTGCAGACTGTCACACGAGGCTTCGGCCACGATGTTCCCGCTGTCGTCGCTGCCTACGGTCAGATTCGCCTGTCCACTCTTCCCGCGATACACCGCCCCTTCAGGAAGTTTACGGAGGCTGTCCGCCGGTATAGTCAGCTTCACCGAACTCGCCGGTACCCCCGCCATCACCAGTCCCGCCCGTCGACTTCCGCTCGCGCTGTCGGCGCTTGCCGTTTCCGTCCGGACTTCCCGGTTCATGCTCTTTCGGTGACTCGCGCAACCTGTCAAGCACAGGGCAATCGTCACGATGAGGACAGTTCCCGGCTGTATCAATAGCTTTTCTAAGACGGGCCATCTCACGTGTATTGCGGGCCAGTTCTTTCTTTGTTTCACAAAATTCATCTTTCAGAGGTTTTACAATATTCTCCATCAAAATGCGGGTGGCATGTTCGGCGTTATCTATGCGCATAGCCTCTGCACCGGCCTCGGCCTTCATCGCTTCCGCTTTCGCTTTTCTCACAGTAGCCCGCAAGGAGCCAATGGTCGCCACCGTACCAACCAGGCCGCCGCCAAGGATAATGTTCATAAATTCGCTCAAGTCCATACCACCCGGTTTTATTATTGATTAATACCTATTTCTTTCAACCATTCCTGCACATCGAAACTCGGACAGGCTTTCGCTGCCAGTTCGTTGTGTCCAACAATGCGTACATCAGGAAATTTCCGGTGAAAATCCTTCACATACTTCTCCAGTGCCTTTTTCTGACAGCCAGTGCGGGTGTCTTTCGGGGTCTTACCGTCTTTTTCCACGCCTCCGGCATACACGATGTGACGGCTCACACTGTTATATCCCTTGGCTCCGTTGGTCACTTCCCAAGGGTCCACCTGTGCATCCTCATTGTTTTCTACCAGACGTTCCACGCCTCCGTTCAGGTGGAACAGGTCGGTATAGCCAACCTGCTTCCATCCTCTTCCTCCCTGGGCAACCGGAGATGTATGCCATTTGCGGATGTCCGCAGATGAAACCTCACATCCCTCCGGAGTTGCCGTACAGTGTATTACCAGATATTTCAACTTTGCCATAATCATCATGCTTGATAGCCGCTCATCATTACCACTCCGGCATCCTCTTTCTTGGGCATGCAGATGAAGTAATGGCGGAAGTTAATCAGGTTACGCTGGTTCAACGGGTCGTTCTTTGACTCGGAATAATACATCTTGGTAGAGCCTGTTGCCTTGAAAACCCGCTGTTTGTAGAAGGCAAACGAACACGGGAATTCACCGGCTTCTGCCGTTGCACCCAATGCCTTTTTCACTCCGGCTGTAGTATAAAGCGGATTGTTGCCGTACTCATAGATTTCAAAGCCGTACAGGTTGCCTACCTTGCCGCTGTTGCGGTCAATGTTGTACTGCTCGCGGAATGCCTGGCTGGTCAGCAGCAGGTCATTCACATGGTCGGGGCAAAGCACCAGTCTGCGGCCGTCTGACGGCACGCGCAGGTTGTCAAGGGCACGCTTCATTTCCACAAGGTCATTCACGGTAAGGCGCAGACGGTTTGTGGCCGGATCTTTCTCGCCGGTAGTCTTAAGCACCGGGGTCGTTGCCGTATTCTTGTTCGCGCAAAGGGCATGGGCCGCCTTGGTGAACTTCGCGTCATTGATACTGTTGGCATGACCTTCCTTTACACGGGCGGTCTTGTCATAGCTGATGGCATAAAGTTCGTCATCCGTAATCGGCGTGGCCTTGGTCTGGAATTTGTCAAGCTTGATGGCGATGTCCTTGTCTTCCAAAGCCTGTACGTCAATCGGGTAGGTCTTGTTGTTAATCAGGACGTCCGGATCCACCCCTACCTCTACCAGATGAATCACATCGTTGTTCACGATACTGCTTTGGTCGGGAATTCCTGACAGCCACGTGCCTTCCAGCCCGGCACGGAGTACCTTGACAAGCTCGCCCGTCCAGATTTCCGTATAAACCCCTTCACGGAGTATTGAAGCGCTCTGCGGAGCCATGCCCATGAAGGCTGCCACCGCATTCATTCCCACAGCTCCGGCTGCAGGAGAGAATCCCAGCACGGAAGCACACACGGCACCTGTCAGCGTATTGAACAGGAGTGCCGTCAAAAGCATTACAATTTTTCCCATTGTCTTCATTTTAAAGGTTTTCAAATTTCACAGGTCATTCCATATTCGGCCTTGTACAGACGCTTGTACTCCTCCGGGTTCTGCTCACGCATTTCAAGCAGTGCGTCACTCGGGACATCGCTCAGCTTGGCATAGGTGGACGGCTGTGCCTGCTGCTTGCCACCCTGGTAACTCAGCACGGTGGAGATCTTCACCTGGGGTTGCATGGCATCAAGCACATTCTTCAGCTCGTCGGATCCAACCTTCTTGCCCAGTTCGATAAACTGCGCCTTCTTGTCTTCCCCCAGTCGTTTCTCCGCTACGGCCTTTTCCACAAGACCGGTAATGCGGGCCAGGGTCAGCTTCCCGTTTTCATCTTTCAGAGAGTCATTCTCAGCCTTGGCCGCTTTCAGGTCATTCAATGCCCGGGTTACATCAGCCTCCGTCGCCGTTTCCGGCAGCCCCAATTGAAGGGCCAAAAGTTTCAGTTCCATTTCTTCTTCTGTTTTTTGATTATTGATTGATGGCAAGGGACATTCCCCGTCCCTTCCCAAAGTGATTTGTTTACCGTCTTTCATCAATATGATGGCATCATCGTTAGAACCAACGTCCACCAGAGAGACCTCGTACAGTTTACTCTTGGTCACGGTCGGACAAGTCTGTCCCGGCAGTAGATGTTCGGGCTGTTCGCTCAGTTCCAGGATATCTATGCCGGCACTTACCATTCTCAGGCTGCCGAACTCAAATTGTTTCTTACACCTCTTACTGAGGTCGGTCGCCTCGTCAAACACGGGTTCACCGGTCACCTCGCCGTCTTCCACCCGGATATCCTTCACATAACCGATCACGCTACCGCGCTGGTGCATGTACAGCAGTACCGGATTCCGGCAGTACTGCTCCACACTCATGCCCGATGTCAGCACGCGGCTTCCGTAACTGTTCAGGCTGTCATTTGAAATTCTTACACGTTTACTCATTTTTCCATGCCACGCCTTTGTGCGTTGTCTCTGCCATATT